CCCCTCTGATGGTGCAGACTGGGTTCACAGCAATGCATACTACATGGATGCATCTACAGACTTAACAGCTTATGCTGTTGACACTGTAGCGGCGGCTGATGTATTCTCTGATGATGGCTTCCGTGCCGCAATCAAAGAACTTGATGATGCTGACGTTCCTATGGACGGACGCTTCCTTGTTGTTCCTCCATCAGTTGTTGAAACCATTCGTGGTATCACTCGTTACAACTCTTCAGACTTTGTGTCTGGTACACCTACAGTTAACGGAAACATTGGTAGCCTTTACGGTATCCAAATTTATGTTTCTACAAACTGCCCTGTCATTGAAACTGCGGCTAACAACGCCGCCGGTGGTGACTTGAAAGCAGGTATCCTGGGTCATAAAGACTTTGCGGTATTTGCAGAGCAAATGGGTGTGCGTACTCAAACTCAGTACAAGCAAGAATACCTTGGTGACTTGTTCACTGCAGACACTCTCTACGGTGTCAAGGTGTTACGTCCTGAGTCTGCTTTAGCTTTGATCTTCAACGCCTAAGCAATCTAGGGGGTCGCAATGACCCCCTTTCTTATTTCTAACTGGAGAGTGTAATGGCTATCTTTCGTGGTATTGGTGGTGCAGGTGATTCTACAACTGACGCTACGGTTACTGAAGTAACAGCACAGGCCGTAGCCGCCGCCGCTTCAGCAGATGAAGCAGAAGCCGCCCAAGCCGCCGCAGAAGCCGCCAGAGATGCTACACTAGACTTTGGCAACACTCTCACAGTATCCGCAACTGACCTTGCAGAAGGGGCCAGTGCAACAGTCACTTACGTTAGTGGCGATCCTTCTATTGCTTTTGGAATCCCTACAGGAGCCACTGGAGCTACCGGAGCTACTGGAGCCACAGGTGCTACCGGAGCCACAGGAGCCACTGGAGCTACAGGCCCACAAGGGCCACAAGGTGATGGCTTTACAGGCGGTAGTTACAATGCATCCACTGGTGTTGTTACATTTACATCAGATGATGGCTTAGGCTTTGTTACAGGCGATCTAAGAGGTGCTGATGGTACAGGTAGTGGTACGGTAACCAGTGTAGCCGCAACCGTCCCTACGGGCCTTACAATAAGCGGTAGCCCTATTACATCATCAGGTACTCTTGCGTTTGCATACGACACAGGCTATGCAATTCCTACTACTGCAAAACAAACACAGTGGGACACAGCATACGGTTGGGGCGATCACAGTACAGCAGGCTATCTGACTAGCTTCACAGAGACTAACGATTTATCAACAGCGGTCACTTGGGCTAACGTACCAGACGCTAACATCACACAGTCTTCTGTTACACAACATCAGGCGGCACTGTCGATCACAGAGAGCCAGATTAGTGACCTCCAGTCTTATCTCACATCTATTGCCGCTAACTCTGTAGGTATCACAGAGATCAATGTAACTGATGGTACTAACGGTCAGGTACTGACAACTAACGGCGCAGGTACACTGTCGTTTGCTGATGCATCTACTGTAGCGGCTCTCAATGACCTTACAGACGTATCAACCTCTGGCATTACTAACGGTCAGACCATCGTGTACAACTCAGGCACATCATCGTTTGAGCCGGGTACAGCAGGTGGCAACACAGCCGTTGTAGGTTGGGAGAATCAAGTTACAGTAGCAGAAAACTACACAATAACTTCAGGTAACAACATGGTAAGTGCAGGGCCAATCACGATTGATACAGGCTACACAGTCACAGTACCAACAGGATCAAGATGGGTGGTGGTGTAAGATGGCAGTAACGATTAACGGTACGACAGGTATTCAAGCTCCAGACAATAAAATGGAACTAGGTTACTTCTCTAATGACAACAGCGTTGACACAGCCATTACAATCCCTAGCGGCGACAATGCGGCTATTGTCGGGCCTGTGACGGTCAATCAAACAATCACAGTAAACGGGACTCTGACGGTACTCTGATATGGCAAGTGAACTCATAGTACAAACACTCAAAGGGCCAACTAGCGGGGCCAATGCGAACAAGGTGATTATCCCGTCTGGGCAGACGTTGGACATTGATGCGTGGACTCCTCCTGCGGGTACGGTGTTGCAGGTATTTCATCAGATTTACGACACGCAAGTGGATCGCAGTAGCACAACACGAATTGCATCTGGGTTGACTGTTGATATTACTCCTAGCTCTACTTCTAATAAAATATTGATAATTGTCAATCACAACGGACTGTTAAAACAAACAAGCGACGTATATATGCAATCGTTTTTAGTAAGAGACATTGGTGGGACAGTTGTTGATTTAGATAAGTTTACAGATGGGGCTTTGTATACGGCGAACACATCTTCAATCGGCATTGGAGGCACAGGGTTTACCTATTATGATTCACCTTCTACAACAAGCCAGTGTACATATTATGTAGAGTTTAAAGCTTCAAGTAACAATGACGTAGTAAGAGCGCAGGTAAATGGTGCGGCATCATCAATTTGTGCAATGGAGATCGCAGGATGACAACACTCTATGTAGACAACATCGCCCCGAATCTCCAGAGTAAGATCAGTGCGCCTAACCTTCAGCTTCCTAGTGGATCTGTGTTGCAGGTTGTTGAGGGCAGACTTACTACTGCGGTATCAAATTCTACGACAAGTTTTGCGGATACAGGTTTGTCTGTGTCTATCACTCCTACAAGTGCCTCTAGCAAAATACTTATAACAGTTAGTGTCAACTCAATTAGCGCATCTAACGGAACAGGAGTACACATCCGCACAAGGCGTGGTACTACTGACATTATTAATAACACAGAATCGGGCGGGCCTAATGACGCATGGTTTTGTGGGGGTGGCCAAATATACACAGGGCAAAACAGGCAACGAGCGTCTGGAACAATTACCGTGTTAGATGAACCTAGCACAACGGACGAGATAACTTATGTCACACAGTTTAGGTGTACTGACGGTAGCTCTACTGCTTATATAAACCGTCTGGGTATTTCCGCAAACAACGGTTCTGTGTCTACAATTACAGTAATGGAGATCGCACAATGAGCAGTATAATCAAAGTCGATCAAATCCAACTGGCTGATGGCTCGACACCAACTGCGGGTGATCTTGGGTTGAATACTACTGGGTCGGTGTTGCAGGTTGTTCAGAACGAATACTCAACGAAAGCAGATATGGCTTCAAGTTCTTGGACTGATACTGGGTTTAGTGCGTCAATCACCCCATCCTCTGCGTCTAGCAAGATTCTAATTATCGTAACTACACCTATTTACTGGAATGGTAATGGTATGTCTATGCGACTTTTGCGTGGTACAACACCGATCTTTACCCCGCCTGTGAATTACACATATCACTTTTCAACGACTGGTAATAGTAGGGCTGTATATACCATACAGTATTTAGATAGCCCAGACTCAACAACGGCTGTTACTTACAAAACTCAAGGTATTGGACACGCTACAACTACAGCAGATACAAGCGCTGATAGTAATATTAGTGTAATGACATTCATGGAAATCGCAGGCTAAAGGAGACACACATGGCAAGCGTATCACAGGCTCTATCAGAGCTTAACATCACAGAATGGGTTCTCCGTGGAGAGCCTACAACAGAGGCAGAGTTCAACTCTATGTTCCGCAAGGTCACTGGAGCAGACGCTAATGGTTCAGCCATTGAGTCAGCTAACTCAGCAGACTGGGGCGTAACGTGGACTGAAGTATCAACCAAGGTCACTGAACTCACAGCGGCAGAGCCTATGAAGGCATTGCGTGAAGAACGTAACCGCCGCATCGCTGAAACTGACTGGTGGGCATCATCTGATCTGACTATGACTGCTGAACAGACTACATACCGTCAGGCACTGCGTGACATCACAGATAGCGCAACATCGCTTGATGATGTGACTTGGCCAACCAAGCCGGAGTAAGCCATGAGCAAGATTGCTTTACAAGGAGACGCAAGCGGTACTGGCACATTCACCATAGCGTCTCCTAATTCAAACACAGACCGCACACTGACTCTGCCAGATGAGGCGGGGACGGTGTTGACGAGTGATACGCCTCTGTCGTCATTCCCATCTGGTTTTGCGAATGGGATCACGCAAGCTGACAACTGGAGATTAACATCAAACAGAACTTCAGCAGGGGGGCAAGACCCGATTACCGCAAACCTAGAGCGATCTGACGATTCGGGAACAGCATATATTGGTGATGGGATGACTGAATCATCTGGAGTTTTTACGTTTCCAGAAACGGGTCTTTATATGGTTATGGTTCATGCAACGATGCTCAAACCAACTAGCGGGGCTTTTAGGTATATGACCATCAGCACACAAGTATCAACGGACGGTGGAAGTAATTGGGATTTATTGGCCATATCTTATGATTCCTCATCTGGCGGCGATTATTACGGTGCAACTGCGACACAGTGTTTTGTAAACGTGACAAGCACTACTAATGTTAAAGTTCGTTTTACTCATTTTTCAGATTCTTCAACAGGGCAAGTTGAAGGAAGCACGAGTCAAGATACAACTGGATTCAAGTTTATTAGGTTAGGAGATTCGCAATGACGGACTTCACTCAAGATGCATTAAAAGCCCTGCGTCCTGACACTCCTAACTGGTATGGATGGGCAAAA